TTTGTAGAAAAAACAATGTCTGTGTTGTTGTTTGTAGTGTTGAAGTTTGCAACAGAAGCCACAGCAGAGATTGATGCGCCAACTAAAATTGCTTGACTTCCGCTTGCTTCGTTTGGAGCTTGGAAGTTGATACCACCAAGCACATCACCAGTAGACACAATAGTGTCTGAAGTAGACAGGGTAAGAACACCACCAGTAGCTGTCTTAGCTTCTAAAATTGTTGCGGGGCTTGTAGTACCAATACCAACATTACCGCTAGTATCAACGGTAACACGGGCAGTATTTCCAGTTCTTAAATATAAGTTGTGTGAAGTATTAGATCCAAAAGTTACTGTGCTAGCGCTTGCCCTCATAACAGCTTCTACACCACTAGCACCTGTCACTTTTATTTGTGATTCATCAACACCGCTAACTTCTAACAAGCTGTCAGGCGAACTCGTACCAATACCAACATTGCCACTTGCATTAACAACAAACGGTGATGAATCAGGATTGCTTGAATCCTCAACCAACAAAGCATTGCCTGTACCAAGCTGAGTGATACGCAAGGCAGCGTTGGTGTTGTCTGTTACTTCAATTACAGATGCGGCTCCAACCTGCAAAGGGCCTTTAAATACATCAGACTGTGTACCCTGCTGAAAGTCTTTCAGTTGCTTCATCAATGTGCGAATAGCATCATTGATACCACTAGGAGCGCATCCCTCATCAATGTTAATGCCACCAATGTCGGTGTTTGAGTTTGCGGTTGCGCTGTAATCGCTGATTTTGTCTTTTGACATGATTTTCCTTTAGTCAAGTAAAGACCGAAGTCCCTGAGTAACTGGTTCTGTGTACTGTGCGCCCAACGAGCCGCCAATCAATCCACTACGAATAGTTTTGTTTTTCTGCTGTTCTTCCATTTGCTTAATCACATTTCTCAACATATCTAATTGCTGTGGTGATTGTGCTCGGCTTAATAGAATGTTTCCAATCTCGTTTCTAACAGGCTCTGGAACGATAGTGCGAGACATTCCAGATTGAATTAGGTTTAACAGAGAATCAAGGCTCATTGTCTTTGCAGCGGCTCCGATAGCGCCAATGTCCTTTAATGTCTCAACGCCAACATCTTCCATCCGAGCCTCACGACCTGCGGTTCCAGAACCACGACCAACAGACTCAATTCCCTTCTTTCTAGCCTCTGCCGCAACAGAAGTAGCAAACTCACGATATGCTCGTTCGCTTGGGAAGATTTCCTTTAACTTCTCTTGAGTTGCAGGCTCTTTCCACATATTCATCAACTCAGTCTGACCAGATTGTTTGCCAACTTTTGCTCTGATAGCCTCAAAAGCACCAATCTGGAAAGCCTTGAACTCAGACTCGCTCATATCCTTAACAGCCTCTTTAATCAAAGGCGCATCTTTTGTCAGGATAGTACGACCCAACTCAGCGGAGTTAATCATTGAACTAGGGCCAGCAAATGCAGCTCTAGCTTGTTTATAAATAGACTGACCAGAGTCATCAATGGTCAAGTTATCTACCTTATCAATAAGTCTGTTCTTCAGACCAAGAACAGCACGACCAAAATCGGTATATTTACCTTTTTCGTCAACAGACTTTGAACTTTTGCTCAAATCATCAAGACCACGCTTGACCATATCCAAATCAGTCCAAGGTGCGTTTTGCAAACCTTTTGTAGACTCAAGTGAAAATGGCTTCATCTCAGCCGTTGCTATAAGTTTTGCGTTCTTAAAAGCACCCAATTTATTGGCAGCATTTAGGATGTTTGACATTTCGTCATCAACCTCTAACACCATTGGGCGTAACTTATCGTAGAACGGAGTCGCTTGGGTTTCTCTTGTCTTAATCAAGTCAGTAACTGTGTCAGCAAGACGAGCGCCTTCTGGAGACAATTGTTTGCCAGCAGCCTCAGTCAATCGACCTGCACGACCAGATTGACGGTCACGGATTAACTGCTCAACTTGATTCTTTGTGCGACCTGGCAAAGTTGCCATTGTGTCCAACAAGTCTTTGGTGTTGTAACCAGCGGCTTCAGCGATAACAGCGTCATCACCCAACTTACCCATTCTTGCAGTAATTTGGTCTGGTGTAGCACCATCTCTCAACATAGCTTGAGCCACACGGCGGCGGGCTAAGTCAGCGCTAGACATACCCATATAGTCCTGCGCTTTTTGTGGCAAAACATTAGCAGCACGACCACCAACAGCTTTAGCAACAGGACCAAGGATATTAGAAGCGACCTGAGTAACAGGGCCAAGAACAGCGCTCATCACTCCACCAGTAGCGGCTTCAGCAGGAACTTGCTCAAGTGTCTCAGCACCACCAGCACCGCCAACCGCACCATAAGCGCCACCAGTAACAGCAGCGCTAGTCATTGGGCCAGCACTAGGCATGATTTGACGAACTGGGCCGCCTAAAGTCATAGCGCCAGCAACTTCAGGAATAACAGAGGCAATGGGGTATTCTTCTTTCAGACTCTGAACACCGCCTCGATAAATGTCACGACCTGTTTGGTAGGCTTGAGATAAAGGCATATCTGGGCGCATAGCCTTAAATGCTGGCGCTGTAACCAATCCCATTAGTTCGTCAGCAAAACCCAATGTTGGGCCTTGCATTGCGGTCATAGCGGCTTTAACACCCAAAGGCGCAGAAGCACCAACCGACCTAGCGGCAGATGGCGCTAATTCTGGTGGAAGGTCTAAACCTTTGGCTAGATACCAAGATTTAATTTGTTCTGTGGTATATCCAGAATCAAGCGCTTTTTGGATTTTTTCAGATTCTGTCATCGTTTACCACCCATGATTTCCTCAAGGCTTAAAGGCTTTTCAATCTGGTCAAATGGATTGTAAATAGCGCCTTCATCGCCTTTTAGGTCTGCGTTGATTTTTCTGTAAGTTTTCAATGCTGGTTCAATAGCTTTCTTACGAGCATCCACAACACCATCAATAATGCTCTTAAGGTTTGTGCGCTCTTTTGGAAGCAGCGTTCCACCTTGAGTTACTTTTTGCGCTGCTTTTTGGATTGCATCAGGAATAGAGCGAACACCAACAACGGTGCTCACATCGCCAGCCTGAACCACACCGCCTGGGTCGTACAACTTAGCAACGTTGTAAATCAATGCGCCATCAGCATTTGCATTGCCTTTTTGCGCTAAGTTATATGCGTTGTAAAAGCCATTTGCTCTTGAAGCAATTTCGGCAGCGCCTGTGTCTTTTACATAGCCTTCCCATTGATTTAATGTCTTTAACTGCTGTGTTTGTACGGCAGTAGGGTCACGCAAATCAACAGCCATTTTTGGTTGTTTTAATGTTTCTTGGCGGTCAATATAGTTACCGATTGCTGTGCGCTCTTGTGGAGTTACTTCAGCAAATGGTTTATTGATTCCAAGAACTTGCATCGCTTGCTTAACAGGGCCAGCTAAGTCCTCTTTAGGTTTTCCGCCGACAGCAGAAACCTCACCACCAAAAGCTGGAATTTGGTAAAGAACACCACCAGCCTCTTTGTATTCAGGCTGAAGTGCTTTGAGGCCAGTTGAGATTTTCCCGAATTGCTCTGGTGCTGCTAATCCCAATTCAAACAAAGCGTCATAATTAACAGTAGACGGGCCACGCTGAGTCGGCATTGCGCCAGTTTTGAAGAATTGATCAATCTGTTCAGGAGATTGCCAGTTTTGCTCCATCTGACCACGCTGAATAATCTGAGGCAGGAATTGACGCACCCTTTCCTCGTCTTGTCGCTTACGCATCAAATCCTGAACCTTTAAACCAGTCATCTTTTCTTCAAGACCTTGGTTCAAAGCCTCACGATAAGCCTTCTGACCTTGTTGCAGACCTTGTGCGATAGCCAAAGCGCCACCGCCAGGCGTACGGCTAGGCGCACCCGCTTGAAGTAACGCCATTGCTGTGTTCAGAGTTCCTTGCTCTTGAGCCTGTTGGCGTAAGCGAGAAAGCTCATCTTCGCCCAATAAGCCACCGTAGTAGCTTGGGACTTGTCCGAAAAGTGAATCTAGTAATGCCATGATTTTTTCCTTAACCGTACATCACTTGTTCGTTATAAATTGGGTTTGTTCCAAAACCACCTGTTCCCATATTTGTAGAGCCACCACCAAATCCACTTAGCCAGTTGTTGATATAAGGAGAGGCTTGGTTTGCAAGTTGAACACCCAACAAAGCAGTTCCCAAGTTTGTAGCCAATGGGTTAGTGTAGAAAGGCGTTTGTCCTGTTGTGGTCTGACCTTTTGGAATCAAACCGATATTTGACAGATAGGTTTGGAGTTGTGCCTGTGGCAGATTCTGCTCATAAGCAAATTTTGCTTTAGCTTCATCCAAAGCCTTTTGTTGGTATCCCTCACCAAACTGACCTGCCGCCAGCAATTTGTTAATGTCTGTGTAATCAGCTTCTGCCAATTGAGGCGCACCGAAAGTTGCCTGTTGTTGACGAGCACGCTCTGCTGCGTAATTCTGATATGCCAGTTGTCCAGCCGTTCCAGTAAGGCTATTTGCCAATGTGGTTGCGGCTTGATTCTGAAGGTTTCCAACTGCACCAGAACCATATCGACCTGCTTGTGAAGCCTGTGATGTCACATTCCCAATTGCTTGATTAAAAGCGTTTGTGGCGGCTTGTGCGGCAGGTTGAAAAGCACCCTGAAAGAAAGGATTTCCACCAAGATAATCGCCCTGAATCGTGCCGTAGAGTTGATTCTGTGCGGCAGCAGTCAAAGGGCTACCAGCAGAGGCTCGTGCTCTTAAAGCCTCTAGACCTTGTTGTGTAGCCGTTGATGGGCCGACATAACCTTGACCTGTGAAGTATTGAGGGCCGCCAGCTTGGTATAGGCGTTGAGCCTCATTCATACCATACTTTAGGAACGGCTGAACGGTTGGGTCAATCTGTGTTGTGGATGATGTTGTTGCGGTTTCGATTGCCATAAAAGCACCTTTCTTTCAAGGGACTCCGAGGCGGGTCATCCACGGAGCCAATTATATACACTAGCCTACCAAAATGTAAGCATAAGTTTTGTCTGAAGTTGAGTTCGCAAAGTGGGTTAAGGTCGCACTTCCCTTAGTCTGGGCGCTGGCGTAAACCCCGTAATCCCCTGCGGCATTTGTCCCGTTTGATGAGGCAAAGTTAACCGTCACAATCGCAGACGGTGTGGCTGGCCTTGTCGGACTTGTCTGGGCTGGAATCTGTTGGATAGAAACCAATGTGCTAGTCGTGCTCCACATTAGCTCAAAATAGTCGTTTGCGTTCAATTCCACCCAAAAATTCAATGCGGCAATCAAATGCCCATCTACCCCACCATGAGAGTTAGGAATAGAGAAACGGCTGTTTGAGTTAGCTATATTTGTGCCATTCTTGGAAAACCAAACATCAACATCCTGAATCTGGGTATCAGTATTAGTGAACTGAAGGCTGAATTGGACATTGTAGATTCCATAACTTTTAGCCGTAATCCTAGAATTACTGACAACAGAAATCCCATTAGAAAAGTCTGTGGTGTTAAAAGTTACCGCATAAGCCGCTGTGGTCGATGCCGCAGTTTGGTCAGTTGAATCCTGAAAAGCACCGTAAGGAGTGGAATCAGTAAAAGCCGCAGCAGAAAACGGAACTAAGAAAATCTTAGTATATGGACTAATTCGCTCGTCATAAATCGTTGTGGTTGTGGCGTTGCCTGTGGCAAGCGTTACAGTCCCATGATTATTGGTTTTCCCGTTAATAATCCCGTTAAGGATTATGGCTATAACCCTCGGGTCAGCTCCAAATACGGGAAGTTGACGAAACATTATCGAACCCCTTGAGGCTGAACCTCAATATCCACGGCAACAGCCATGTGCCAGTTGTCACCAGTAGGATTAACCTGAATCCTGTGGTAATTCCCAGAGCCTCTCAGAGACACACGGTTATCAGAATCAGCGGCAGTCGCAGCTCCAAAAGTCACACCCTCGTTAAGCAATGTGCGGGAAGATAGCGCCACCGTAGCAGAGCCGTTATCCACTTGTGGTCGAGCCAATGTAACCAAAGAACGACCGCCAGTTGAAATGTCACCTGTCTCAATAGTCGCTGATTTATTGGCTCCGTTGAATGTCACAACCTTAGTTCCAGAAGTGCCACCCAAGAAGTATTTACCACCAGCAAATAGATTTGAGTCCAATGCCACGGTCAAAGCATCAATCGAGGCGCTGATACTATCCAATTGCTCAAGAGTAACAGAGGCAGTTGTGGCGTCTGAAATATAGTCAGAATCTGCCATCATCACAGACCACTTTTTAGTCGTGAAGCTGTAAACAATGAGTTTTCGCTCTGCAAATCGACTCTTGTAGTTCCACATCACCAACTTACGGATGGGGTCAACAGCAGCCGACATTGTGGTGAAGTCTGGGTCAGCATCACTAAAGAAGAAACGGTCAACCTTTTCCGCACCGATTGGAACGACTTGCTGACCATCGCACATATAGAAACCATCGTCAGACAAGAAGAAAGTAAGACCTTGATACTGCGTAACAGAACCAGAGGCGATACAGCCTTTTTCTCGGCTAATGTTGTCAAACTGAAATACAAAAGGAGTGCCGATATAGCTCATTCGATGGATTGCTTTTTCCATCAAGATAAGACCATACTCACCGCCTCGGATACCAGTAATATGCCCACCATCAGGGATTACTTGGTAGTCAGACTGCGTGATTTGGCTAGATGTCCAAGTAGTCTCGTCATTCAAACCAGACCATTGAACCTTAAACGGGCCAGTTGAACCGTCATCAATATTCGCACAAACAACAAAATCCCGCACGACAGTAATGAACTTCGCAACAGGCGCATCGTCTGAAAGATTCTTAAACGAGTTGCTTGCATCAGCTACATAAGACTGAAGGCGGTCACCAAAGTTGGCTGCAATCACTCGATTACCAAACCTTGTGAAACGAATCCTCTGATTTGCTGGCGTATTGAATCCATCAATAGATGCAGAGATTCGCACATTACCAGTTGTTGTGGCAGAAGTTGTCGTAACTGTAAAAGTGTCAGCGGTCAACTTTGTAATCGTAAACTGACCATCTACCGCAGTTCCACTTGTGAAATTCAGATAAACAGAATCACCAGTTTTCCAGCCGTGTCCAGTAGCCGTAACCGTTAAAGTTGTCGTTCCACTCTGAGCATAAGTTCCATCGGTGTACCAAACAGGCGTCAAAGCACCAACAGAATCAACCGTATAGATTTTTGAGTTACCAGCCGCAAACAACTTAATGGTCGCAGATTGATCTTTTATGTAGGCAAGGGTTAAAAGATTCTCGTCAGCGGCGGCAGAAAAGTCAGCCTCAGACGGAAAAGGCCCGTAACCCGTAGCCGTTGGGTAACAATTTAAGGCAGTCTGAATCCCACCAATTAGCCCAGGCTGGTCAGGCAACCACTCTCCAAGTGCGATTCTTTGTGTAGGCATACTATCCCTGTCTTAACCAAGTGTTGTTATTTTGCGACACTTCAACCCATGTGTTTGAGTTAGCTGAAACATCTGACCATGTGTTACCACTTACGCTAATCTCTGTCCATGTGTTGTTATTTTGCGACACATCATCCCAAGTATTGTCGCTAACAGCCACATCAGACCAATTATCACCCAGACGCACCCCATTACAAACAACAGTAGCATCGCCAGAAATGCTTGCAGAAAAGTCAAATATTGCATAAGCGCTGGCCTCTACGGTTGCTTCACAGGTAATGCTTGCGGCTCCATTAGCAGTAATACCACCCAAAGCCGTTACGGTTGCTTCTGCGTTAATTGACGCAACGCCAAGCTGAACCCTTGTGGCGGCGCATGAAACGCTTGCAGAGGCGCTTACTGAACCGCTTGCATACTGAACCCTAGTGCCAGAACATGAGGCGCTTGCTGAGGCTGTAATCGAGGCAGAAGCTGATTGAACTCTTGTGCCCGCGGCGGAGACAGTAGCAGAGGCGCTAACCGAACCAGACGCATCCCACAAAGTTACCGAAGTTTGATAGAGAGGACTATCAAGCGTTAGGGTAAGGTTATCAATGCTCGCTTTTAAGTTGTCAAGCGAGTCTATTGACCAAGGTGGGAGCAGGTCAGCCATTACGCCAATGTGACGCTAAGAGAACCAGTTGCAATCTTAAACACATCTCCAGTTTCAATTGTTTTAGAAGCATCTAGGGCTGTGTGATACAGAAGGTTTCCAGAAGTCGAGGCATCACGGATACCGATATGGGTAATCGTTCCCCATGAGCCACCAGCTTGAGGAAATTCAACAGCGGCTGAGTTTGTCGAAACTCCGTTAGAAGGAGCGCCGAAAGTCACAGCCTGACGAGCGTATGAAGTGCCAGAGCACTCAGTACCAGAATCAGCATCTGTTGGGTCACTTGTGTAAAGCGCCACATAAACGGTCGTTGGGCTTGTGTAGCTCGTATTACGCAGGGTGGCGTTGATAAGAGCGTTCTCAAGATAATTTGACATTTCAGCCATGATTTACCTCGTTGCAAAAGTCATTGAAAGTGGAACACCAGAATATTGAGAACTCTCATCGGATGTGGAAAGGGTGGAGATTGCTCTGTCGTACAGAGAACCCCATGTTTGGATTCGAGCATCATTCATCAAATAAGGCTCGGCCTCTAACAACGAGGCGTAAAGTAACGCATCAGGCGCATTAGCCATGAACACATTACTTGAATTTGTGTCACTCATAAATGTGGGAGCTGCGTAGTAGAGCAGTTCCAATGTATAAGTGGAGTCAGGCACAGGAGCCAACTTAAACTCTGAAGCCAAGACTGTGTAATCTAATGGCTTTCCGCTTTCAGTAGTCTTTGTGTTTCGACTAAAAATAGCAGGGCTAGAGAAAGTCAAAGGCTGAATCGGATTGGTAGAAACATAAAAGTCTCTAACCTCTAGAAAGTCGCTTGGCAACTCAACAGTCGAATCTCCGCCTGTTGTGGTAGTTGTGACAGATTTCAACATTTGTCGGATTCGCAACTCTCTACGCAAGCGTAACTCTGCGAACCGAACGAAATCCTCTATTTGGCTAGTCAAGTCTGTACGAGCCAAGTAAGAGGCAACCTTAGTTTTCAAATCTGAGTAAGTCGCTATGCTCATACATCATCCCAACCATATTCGTAAGTTCCGATATGCCTAATGTGTTTAGAAAGGTCATGGTCTAAAACTGTCTTAAACCCTTTATCAAACGCTTTCACACAAAAGTAAATATCTTCCCCAATTGTCCCACCTTTGTCGGTTTGTTCAAACCAAAACCAAGGCTTTTCGACTTTCTGGAACACTTCTTTTTTGATAAGAACCATCCCAAAAC